AGCCTTCGCAGAGCCCGTCAGCTTCTTCTTTAGTCCCGTCATCCGGGCGCAAAAGCTATCGCGCCGCGAACCACCCTCGGGCTGCGGACGCTTGATGTCATGCCCCTGCGCGCGCAGAGAAGCACGACCCTTCTCGTTCAGACCACCAGAAGGGCTCTTCCCCTCCTTGCGTGTCCATGCACCCGGCATCGCTCTCTCCATGCAAGAACGGGGGCGCTAGGCCCCCGCTCAAGTTCAGACTATCGTCGGAGTTCAGCCCTCAAAGCCGGGGCGCATCGAACCCTTGGCAGCGGACGAGAAAACGCCACCACCCGACTTGCGCGGCTTGCGACCAGCGTGAGCCATCGCAGCGGCACCGTGGACCTTGCCCATGTGCTTCGCCTTGCCGCCACGCTTGAAGCCCTCGGCCTTGCTCTTGGCCTCGGAAGCGACGTTGGAACCCGCGCCAGCATAGAACCCGCTACGGAGATCCTGCTGTGCCTTCACACCCTTCTGAGTCTTGCCCTTCATGGTTTCTCTCCTGATCACGCTGTGAGATTGATAGCCTGAACGTAGCGAACCGTCAGGATCGCCGCGCCAGTCGAGCCAGACGGAGCGTTCGCCGCCTTGACGTAGATGATGACATCGGTGGTGCCGACATCGATCCACTTGGCTGTGCGCGTCGCATCCGTGCCGGGAGTGGCAGTTGCGAGGCCGACAGCCGCAAGGTCGAAGTTCGCCGCCGCGACAAGCTCAGTCGAGGTGGAGGTCGTGCCAACATTCAGAGTGCCAGCAGCACCCGTGAAGCCCGTCGTGACGAGCGCAGAGATGCCGATGATCTGGCTGTTGGCGGGGATGCAGATGGTGGTAGCAGCAGCCGTTGCAGACTGCGTGATAGCCACAGACTGGACCATCTCAACGAAGCCGACGTTCTTCACCGTACCGGCAGTCGAGCCAGTCGTGTTCAGAACATCGCCAGCCTTGACCGGGCCAGTAAATGTCGTGGTTGCCATTCAAGTCTCCTGCACGATGAGATCACGTTGTCGGTGCAGCGTCTGCCGGGGCAGTCAACGTGATCCGGTTCCCCGGAGTGCGAGAGGAAACATCCCTCTCGACCTTATTCCTAACACAACGGAGGGCGCTCTTCTTCAGGTATTTAGCGGCGGAAAGAAGAATCTTGCGACTGTCCTTCAGCTTGCCAATTCCGGTATTGCAGTCAGAACACAACAGTCCGCGAATCTTGCCAGTCTTGTGATCGTGATCCACGGCCAATGCCTTTAGCTTTCCGTTTCGCTTGTGCGTCTCTGCCTGATTGCAGATTGCACAAACTCCTCTTTGAGCATCAAGCATAGAGTTGTATTCTTCGAGCGTAATACCAAAACTGTCCCTAAGCGCCCTGCTCTTTTGCTGTTCTGGAAGTTTGGATCGATAAGCCCTGAGATAAGCATTCTTGCCATCCTTGGACTTAAAATCGAACCCTCCACCGATTCCTGAAAAGAGCGTAAGATTTTTAAACTTGCAATTGTTTGGATTGCCGTCCTTAAATCTTACGCGCCTCTCAGGCCAGCTACCCGTCATGTAAAACCAAGCCAACCTTGAATCAGTAAATTCTTCACCATTGAAGCGGATGTAGCGATAGCCTCGACCATCACTTTCCCCGCCAGCAACAGATCCCGCCTTTACGTTCTTGGCTGGACTGATTTTCCACACAAACAGTCCAGAGGCCGGGTTGTAATCCAGCGCATCTCGGATTTGGTTGTGCGTCGCGGTAGGAATCTTTGCTCTACCTTTCATCTTACCTCCGGTGTATGCCTTTTGAGCGATACACCGGAGGAGATTGTCAGGTCAACTGGATTTTCATTTGACCGAAAATCCCAACCTTTTCATCAGGTTGGGAAGCTCGCCCAAATGGCCCTCCAATTATAATAGGCGAAGCTGTAACGCTCGTAGCCCTTCACCAGCAGGTTGTCCGTGACGAAATCGACCTGCATGTCCGACTCAAACTTGACGCGCTCCATGTACGAGAGACCGTCAATGTTCGTGAGCAGGAACCAAGCCGAAGACGATGTGAGGAAGTCGCTGACCATGTAGCCTTCCGGCAGACCACCGGAAGTCATCATGATCGCGTTCACATCATTGTCCGCAGTACCCGGACGCAGTTCCGTCTTCGTCAGTCGGATCGCAACCGGCTCCAGAGCAGTCGGCACGATGAGCTTGCGCGCGCGCGCAAACACCTTCAGGCCAGCCTGATCCTTGAAGTTGGCGCGGACAGCGATCATGCCGTTGAGCAGGGTGGACTCGTTGAGTTCCACCTGCGTCGCAGGCGTGTTCGCAACCGTGCCACCATCAATCGGATGGTCGCTCGCGACGAGAGCCTTGCCGTCACCACCAATCGACGCATTGTAGGTGGTCGCGGTGTTCAGGACGTTCGCGCCATAGATCTCCTTGGTCTGCTGGAAGGACTCGATGAGACCAAGGTTCGACGGCATGAACTGCGTCTTGTACAGGTTGTCATCAATCGCCTTGCGAGTGATGGCATACCCGAGAGCGATCTCGGTATGCTCCTGATTGTAGACGTAACGCTCGCCCGCGCTGTTGTCGAAAGCAGTCTGACCACCTTCAGTCTTGAGCTGCGCGAGGCCAAGGAAGCGCATCTCAGCGGTGCGCTCCAGAGCCATCTTCGACTCATGCTTCGTGAAGATCTTGTCGTACTGCGACGGGATCTGCTCGTACTTGCCCTCGATGCCACGGAGGCCGGGGAGGAGCAGATCCTTGATGGCACTAAGATTAACAGCCATTGGTGCTTACTCCTCTCAGATGCCCGTGAGGGACTTGGTGGCGACGTTGTTGAACGCAACGACCACCCAGTTGTACGCGCCGCTCTCCGTGCCAGCCGAACCCGGAGGATCGGTGATCAGGCCGACGATGCGGAACGGCAGGGTGCTGGTCGTGGCCGCACCAGAGATGAACGCGCCCGAGATGCCGTTCGACGTATTGCCGGTGCCGATGGTGTAGCCGACGTTCAGGTTCACATTGCCCTGCACGATGCCGGTCGCGTCCGACTGGACGACGAACTTGGCATTCGGATCATTGACGATGTAGCCCGTGACAGTCTGCGTCGAGGCGACATCCGAGCCGGGCCAGTAGTTGGACCACACGGTGCGCTTCTGGGCGACCGAGAGGTACTGGCAGCCAACAAAGATGCCAGCAATGCCAGCAGCCGCTGTCGTGCCGTCACCCTGAACCACCTGACCATTGGCATCCGGCTCAACCGGGTCGCCAAAGAAGATGTTCGTCGCGTTGTAGGCAATCTGAACAGGGACCTGCTCATACGTCGGAGCAGAGCCATTCCCCTGATACTGCCGGAAGCCGAAAGGCGCATTGGTGTTCGCCATAACGGATTCTCCTTCTTCAGGAGGTCCATCATCGCACACCGGGGCGACTTATGACCGGGATGAAAAACCTCCTCACCGGGGGAGGCTCAAAACTATTCACATGGTTGGTTAGAAAAGTAAAGGGGGGAGAAATCAATCTCCCCCCTTTTCAGGGCATCATTATGATGCTTGGCTCATCAAGGCAACTTTGCCTTCGTGTACTCGACGCGAGTGTGATCGATCCTGCCCTTGGTTCCATCTTCGTTGTTGTAGAAGAACCCATCAAGCCCCCAGCAGATGTCATCGTAGCCATCGACGTTGACCACGGTCACGTTGACCTCCATCCCCTTCTTCAGCTTGTAGAGGCTGCTCCAGTCAGACTTGAGGATCTTGCAGACCGACTTGATGGCATCGTCCTTGGACGCCATGCGCGCCCAAGAAGAACCGGCTCCGATGAGGATGACTGCGAGGTACATATCAATCTCCTAAAGCAAGAAGCACAAGACCGAACATCGATCTTGTGCTCCTACACTACCACACTACTTTCTACTTGTCAAGTAGCTACTTTACTCCTTCGGGATCGGGATCGGCTCATAGCTCTTGTTGATCTTCGGTCGTGCAAGGGCATGGTCGCGAGTCATGGTGCCATCAGGAGTACCTGCGATCTGGGCCTCCTTGGCGCGCACCTGATCCTTGGCGACCTTCTGCTGGATGCGACGAGCTTCCTCGACAACCTCCGTGGGACGCTCCATCAGCACCATGCCCTTGCGCTCGATGGTTCCCTTGGTCCACGACGAGGGCATCAT